GTATCTGTACCATTAACCGTATTAACTAATTGTGATTTAGAAATAACTCTAAATGGTTTACCAAACAATGCAAAACATAACGCATCAAGAATAGTAGATTTACCACTACCATTTTCACCAACGATCAATGTTGATTTTTGTCTATCTAATATTATATTGGTAAAGTTATTACCAGTACTTAGAAAGTTTTTCCATTTTATACTTTTAAAGTGTATCATAATTTTTAATTATAAACCATATCAATATTGTAATTATTAAAAATGTTGTAGTTTTTATTTTTGTCATTCCAATTCTTTGACCTATTTGAAATCCTATAAAGACTAAAAAATAAAGAAACATCAAATAAGAAAAAATCATAGACATTATAAAATATATTCAAAGTTTTGTGTTTCCTCGTTTATGTGGACTTGTTTAGCACCATTCTTAATATGAAAGTGTGTTGCCATTGGTGTAAGTGGTGATAGTGTTACTAATCTTTCAACTTTATTTTTCTTTGCCCACTCACTTAATTTTTTTACTATCTCTTTACCTGCACCTCTTTTTCTAGACCATACAGTGTATGCAACTCCAACTTTACCATCCTTAACTCTAGACATGTAATCCATTTCTCTAACAGTAAAAGGTACCTCTGGGCAAAATGCAACACAGATAATTGCTTCAATCTCATCGTTGTATTTTAATCCAAAGATTTTTCTACCATGTGTAATTCTAAAACCTAAAGTTAACTCAGGTCTTACTGGGTCTTCAGATACATCAATGTTATCCAATTCAACTAACTCAGTTCCTTTAACCCATCTAAAAAAATCATCTACTTTGTTTTTGTACATCTTCATATTTGATTACCCCAACTATCCCAACCTTTTCTTTCTCTTCTTGCAAAGAGTTCGACATATGGTCCGTCTAATAATTGTTCAATCCTATCATATATCACATCAGGTTTTCTACTATGTTCTTGTCTTTTGTCAATTACTAATTGTCTAACTGATTTTGAAATTCTTTTTGGTTTACCTTTTGTTGCAAGTAAACACATTTCGGGGTTCGCTCTCGTCCAATAACCTAATCCTGTAAACATACCTAAATCATTTTTATTTTGTTTCGCCCAAGTAAATCCTACCGTCTTATACTTGAAACCCCACGATTTAATAACTTCCAAAGCTTCTGGTAACATAGGGTCAACTGCCCACATAAGTAAAGTACAATTGTCGTCAGCAAGATCACTAACAGGTAAATTACAAATATCAGAAATAGACATGCAATCATAATGCTGTGTAGCATTACGTCCCTCACCTTTTTTAGAGTATGAACGAAAATGCCATGGTGGGTCTGCATAAATTACCTTATACTTAGAGTTCCAAGTCTTGAGCTTCATTATATAATCCTCGCATGATAGATTTTAATCTATCTTTATTCAAATCAATGTCTAACTCATCGATGTATTTGTCTAACAGTTGTGTTGTATCTTCAGCATGTTTAACAATATCATCTGATACATTCTCAGCACTTGCGTCTGAAAAGTCTTCTACAATTTTAACTTCATGTGCATCTGCTTTTAATAGTCTATCCATAAACATATCAAACTTATACAAGTCTTTTTTGTTTACTACAATTACTTTTACATACTTATTTTTATATTTTGTAAAATCATAATTATCATAATCTTCACTATGAATATCTGCTTTATGAGTTGAATCGTCATAATAAATCTTTTCGTGTATTGTAAATGGATTAACAATTCTTTCTAATTCTAATGTTTCTGTATCAAAGATATGAAAACCTTTTTTATCTTTCCAATCATTCCAATAAATCTCATATGGATTACCTAGATAATAAATTTGTCCGTCATCTGACTTATGGTGAAAATGACCAGAGAATACTGTATGGAATTTTCTAAAGATTTCTTTTTCATAACCTGTATCACTAACTTGTCCTTTATGCATTTGGAAACCTTTGATTTCTAAATGACCCATACATATCTTTGCTTTAGTTTCTTCAATCATACCCATAGAGTAAACATAGTTTTGTGGATTAATCCATGGCAAGAATAAAATATCTAATCCACCTATATTAACATCTGTTGCATCCTCATACAAATGAAACTTATTAGTTGTTTGTCCTATAAGTTCTTTTAGTGAGTTTACTTCATTTGTATTTTTGTAGTATATGTCATGATTACCAACTAGACAATGAAAGTCAACTTTCAAATGTTTTAAAGGTAATATAAATCTTTCTCTAAAATCTTTTGCAGTTTTAAATGAAACATACTTACGCCTATCCATAAGGTCACCCAAATGTAAAACCGTTGTAATATTATTCTGTTGTAGATAAGGAAAAAATACACCTTCATAAAACTGATAGAAATAATCATTAAAATTTTCATTATCATTTCTAGCGCCAAAGTGTGTATCAGTTATAATCGCTACTTTCATTCTTTATCTTTCATAAACTCTTCTAAACCTTGAGGATAATCTGCTTTATGTTTTTCTTTTGTTTTGTAAACAGGTGTATCTGGTAACATTACCATGGGGTCAAATCCTTGTATGTCATAAGAGTTTGTATCACCAGGAAGTGTATCATATGTTCTAAACTCTGCCTTTTCAATTATTTTGTGTTTGATATGAGTTTGTTTCTTTTCTTTTTGTATTCTTCTAATAAATGCATAGTAGATTATCTGTGTGAAATATGCAAAAGGATTATTAGATTTTTCAGGGTTAAAGTTGTACAAATATTGTAAACAGTTTTCAATACCATCTGAAATCATTTCATCTTTGTAAGTATAGTTTACAAAGTTTGGTTTATATGATAGACCATTTGCTATCTTTAAAAAACATTCACCTATGTAATGTGGAACAGGAGGTCTACCGTCACCAGACTCTTCGTTCTCTTTACAAATTTCTTTGAAGTCTTTCATCGCTTCAAACAATTTCTTATTATCAACGTAATGTTCTTTTTGACTTTTTCTAGCTGCCATTTCTTTTTATATCACCATTGAGTGATTTTGTCAAGGGTTAATTGTAGATTCGTTTTTTTATTTTGTCCCACTCTGCATCTTCCATTTCATCCATGTAGTCGTCAAATTCGTCACGCTGAGTTTGAATTGGTGTTGGTCTTTTTCTTTCTTTGACTCTCCATTCTTTTGGAGTCTTATCTCTATTCTTCTTAAAGACTTCATATTGTTTCTTATAGAATGTTTTTAAACCTGGTGATGCTGGAACAATTGTGACAATAGATGATTTCATAATTCTAATGCTAGTGTCCTCTGAATATGGATGCAACCAAGAAGATAATGATAGAGTATCTATTACACCCTCATCGGTGACCATAGGTCTAGTATCCATTTTAAACGGATTAACAAGGGTTGTAAAATCACCCTTAGTGTTTTTGGAAATGTCGGCAACAATGTCGTCACCGTTAGTTAGTTTTATATAGTACATATAATACCCTTTTTAATCGAAGAATAAGACACGCTAAGTGGGTGTAAATGATTTATCATAGATTGACCTTATCTATTCTATAATCAAACTCTTCTTCATTGTAAATATTTATCCTTTCTTCAAAGTGTCTTAAAGTAAAGTTTTTTTTATTTTTATATGATAGGTCATCTGATATATCATACAAAGTCACATCGTTTTTAGTTTCGCTTTTTCTTAATCCTCTACCAATAGATTGTAATACTCTAATCCTTGATTTACTTGGTGATGCAAATATAACATTGTTAATATTCTTAATGTTAATACCAGTAGAGAATGTTCCATAAGAAGCTATAATTAAACTCTTGTTTGACTTCTCTGTTAGTCTTCTTACTTTTTCTCTTTCATGTGCGTCAACACCACCATATACAAAATGTAAATCTCTATCTAGTTTTTGACATAGTTTATACAATACCATACCATGTTTCTCAACCATTTGATATAGTAATAGTGTATTACCTTTTAAAGTGTCGCATAGATTAAATAAAAATTTATTTCTTCTATCATGTGAAATTAAATATTGTATCTCATCTGCATAATTACTATCTTTAATAGATTTTGATTCTTCTTCTTTGTGTTTTAATAATAAACATACAACATTTAATTTTGCAAGAGTATCACTATCCATAAGCTCTTTTGTTGTAATTACTTTTTCTGCTTTACCAAACAATCCCTCTAATACTAATCTATGTGTTTGTGTTCCGTCAAGTGTTCCTGTAAATCCAAAACGGTATGGACAATCTGTAAGTTTTTCCATAATATTTGTTAATGATTTTGCTTTGAATAAATGTGCTTCATCCCCAAACACTACACCATAGTCTTTGAAAAATTTCTTTGGAAGTTTATATAAAGATTGCCATGTAGATATAACAACAGGTTTGTGTGTTTCTCTATCATGACCTGAATAGATTTTATGTATTTGTTTTGCACTCCAACCATAGTCAACAAAGTCAGAAGCCATTTGTTCTACTAGTGAAGTTGTTGGAACAATAATTAAAATTCTTTTATCCATAAGTCTATAAAATCTACAAAGTACATAAATGATATATGACTTACCAGATGCAGTTGGCGATACAAATAATCCACGCTGTTTTGCCAATGCATCCATAATACATTGTAATTGATAATCTCTATATTCAAATGGAATTTTTAATGAGTTAATAAATCCAATAACATTTTCCTCTGTAACTTTACTATTAGTTTTTACATTATCGTCAAGAGTATATTCGATTTGATTATTATTTAAAAACTCTTCGATGTATGGAAGTAATCCTACATAAATTGTATTGTTTCGTAATGAGAATAATCTGATCTTACCATCCCACATTCTGTTTCTAACGGTAGGCATAAATTTTGCACCAGGCACTTCAAAGGTAAAATA